AGAAATAAGATGCAGCAGCTACAAATGTGTGCGCTGTACGGATCTCGGAAAGTAATGTTGCTTGTAAGCCTTCTAAGGTAGCTAGGTCTAGTGCAGGGCCTGCGTGGTAGGTTGCTAATCGGAACGAACCACTTGTTGTTCCGTTAATAGCAAATATATCTAGATTGCCAGAAGCTGGCGTAACCGATGTTGTTGTTCGTGTACCAGTTGTCCCATTTGATCGGTAGTCGTAGCCTGTCGAAGCCGAGCGAGAAAGTCCCAAGAGACCAACGGCAGTAGAAGCACTTCCAGTTACAGCTTGCCCACCGTAACAGGCAGTAATGAAGCTCGCTACGCCTCTAGCCCCAAAGCCATTTGCGAGGTTTGTTCCAAAGTAAAAAGGATTGGTTCCGCTTACATCCTCCGTTCTGTATGCACTGACTGAAGTGTCATTCTGTGCGTAATTTGATTGATCCGTGTTAGTGCTGATTCTCTTAGTGGAACCATCGCACAATAACCCATTCAGTTGATTTAAGTCACCAGCAACAAAGTTGTTGTTTGTCGGAACAGTCATCCCGTCACGCAGAGGAACCGTGACACCCTGTATGCCTACACCAACAAAAGATGCTGCGGATTCCATTGTATCCCAATAAGCACCACCCAGCGTTACTAGACTATCAATGTAGTTAGCTAGTGGCTGCTTGTAGTCAACGTAGGTGGTGTCACCTGCTGCGTCCAAGCGGCTAAAGTAGTTCTGAGCTTCTGCCGAGAATGCTGGGGCTGAACCAGATGGTCTAACACCGCGAAATCTACGTGTGCCAACATTGCCAAAGGATCGTCTAAATCTGAAGTGTGCCATTATACGCTGTTGTCTGTGCTGTATTGTGTTTTGAGTTGGTTGGTCAACGCTGCAATAGCACCTTCCCTGCTAGGCTTCATAAGCGCACGCTCAAGGGCGTTGTTTACGTCACGTAGGGCAATGGGGTTAAAGCCACTCTCGCTGTCCTGTGAGGCTCTGTATGAGCGTGCAGCGTCATACGCCATGAACTCCGCCCACTCAGACGGAACTGTTGCTAGTGTGCCAGACTCTCCGTTGCCGTATGTGTCTGACCACGCCTTCTTGTATGCTACGTAGATTGTTCCCGTAACATTGCTTGCTACGCGAATGCCATTGCTGTCTGGGTATGCTGTTAAACTAAGTGGGTCGTTTTCTTCCCATTTAGCTGCACCCCAGTATCCAATAGCTTCACCAATTTCTGATAGTGCTTGGACAATTGGTGTAGGTGAGACACCATTACTTGCAATCCACCCAGATTCTGGCACACCGCTTTGCTCTGTGAAATTTGAATAAAGTGTAGAACCACCACCATTACCAATTGCAGTCGAAGTTATATACCAGCCAAACAAAGGTCCACCATCACTCCAAATGTTGTACAGTGCGGTAATTCCATCTGAATCGTAAAGTGTGTATGCTGGGTTGAAGTTTGGACTATCGCCGTTACGGACATAGAGTCCGTTGGCTTCTGTGGTTCCAGCACCATACACGTTAATACTGTCCTCTGTGGTAGCAATATACCCACGCTTTGCTGTGCGAGGCTCAAGCACTAGGAAACGTTCCCAGTAGCGAGACTCGTCATAGATTGTGCGTGCTGCCGAGTTTAACAAGAACCCAATGTTGGTCAACTCAGTTCCCGAAGAAAAGGCTGCCCCAGCTCGTGCTTGAGTTAGCCCAACTACTTCTGCCCATGTGCGTGTTTGTTGTGCCATTAGTTAAGCCAATCTCCTGTTAGACCACGTTCCTTGAAGTCTTTCTGTTTAAATTTTAGGTAGTCTGGATTCACGAAGTCTGTGCCATCTATGGCTTTACATTCGTACTCCATCTCCTTCTGTTCAAAAACATCGTAGCAACCAGCAAAGTTCAAAACCTTGTTCTGACTCTGCTTGTTGCCACTGTATGTTTTCTTCATGTACTGGCGCATCACTTCATCGCGACGCGCTCTTCCTGCTGGAGACATTAACCATTGACGACGAAGTTCCATCTTTGCCGCTAGTGCTGTTAATTCATCGTCTGTTAATATCTTCCGCATATACTAATACTTCTTTTTAGTTGAACTTGTTGTTCCTTTACTTTCTGTGCTTCCCTTATGCTTGCATTTTGCTTTAGCCATCATAATATTATTCTTTCTTTGGAATTAAAATATAAGTAAAAGGGAGCGTGTCAAGTTTAATTAACACGCTCCCAAAATACTAACTAACTACGCTTCGTCGCTAAACTCGACCTTACCAAGACCATTAGGTCCTGTGGTCATAAGTGCGTAACGTGTGTCAACCGCGCCCTTGTACGAACCACCCAAGAAAGGATAGTTCTCAGACTCGATACCTTGGTACTCAGCAATGTGCAGAAGACCTGGGTTGATGAAGTAACCACGATCTGTGGAAGGCATGCAGTTTGGATTTGCACTCTTCATCTTGATTTGACCGAACTGAGAGTCAATGATCTCAACCATCCAAGGGATAGTAGTAGTACCATTCACGTTGTAGTCAACTTGAGAAGCTGCACCAGCAGTGCGTGTGAACGAAGCAACGATGTGCTCGCGAAGACCTGGACCCGCGACCAACCAAAGATCTTGCATGGTTGTGTCTTGGCTCCACATCGAAGCGATTTGTGCGCCCATTGCGGCATCATCGTAGGAAGCCTTGAGGCCACTATAGATAGATGCTGCTGGAGTTGTGTAGAGTGCGTCAACACCATTTGCAGCAGCAGTGGCGATAAGAGCGCCGATACCAGCGGTTGCACCACCAGTTGCACCTGGAACGTCAGCAGTTACGCCTTGGTCACCACAGATTACGAACTCTTTGTCAATCGCAACTTCAATTGCAGACTTGTCGGCTGCTTTGATCATGTTGGATACAACAGCGGAGTCTTCTTGCTCTTGCTCTTTCGATACTGCGTACTCAACAACTGTGCGTTGAGCTTGACCTTCAAACTCGCGAACTTGCGAGAATGCGTCACGACCTACGTTTGTGTCAGCACCTTCAACGTGTGGTGTATTTGCCACAGCCTTGAGCTTGTCCATGAGACAGCGAGGGCGCTTGTTCTTGGTTGCTGTGTGATTCAGCAAGCCTGTTACGGGTGTAATGTCGGCTGCAAGGAGTTCAGCGGTCTGTTTTAGAGACTCGCGATTACCGACTGTACTTGAATATGTTTGTGCCATAATTTTAACTTCTATTTAAGATTCTAATTTGCTGGTCAGCGTCGCGCCGAGCAGCTATTGTTTGCCTCGGATCACTGATGATCTTTTGCAGTTTCTTGATTTTTACACTAACACTGTTCGATCTTTTTGGTTCACGAGCAGCCTTTGTATCTAATGAAACGTTCTCTGTCTTGGACTTGGGAGCCTTGCGTTTAAGCTTCTTGCTAAATGTCTTAGTCTCTGGCACTTTATTCATTGCCGCACGACCAAGGATTTCAATTAGTTCTTTTGCGTACTCTGGGAGGATATTCTTAACCAACTCAAACTTTGGGTTTGCCAAAAGAGTTTCATACTCCTTAGCTTCGTCCGAGTCGTCTTCGATCCCTAGCTTGCCACGGACTTCTCCAATGACACCATCTGTATCCCCAAGCGTTTCTGAGACTTTTTTGATCTCCGACTTGCGACTACGTAATGGCTCTAGCTTCTCCTCTTCCCTGTCAATGGCATTGAGTAATTGATCTACAGACATAAACTGGTTTCCAAACATAACCCCAGACTCGTCTTCACCAGTCTGTTCGTTATATTGTTCCACCCGATCAGTAATCAGCTTGCGGTTCCAACCTTTAATGTTGACCTCGGTTTGCTTGATTGCTTGATCTGCACTCTCTACTGATCTAATGTTAGCAAATGGATTGTCGCTTGTAACAACATTTGCAGATAATTCCTGCACTTGCTCTTGTAGCTTCTCAATCTCTGCCTTCCGCTCTTTGTCCTGCAAGCGAGCTTTAGTCAAGGCTTTCCCTGCTTTTGCTGATACTTGCTGTGTAAGTGCTTCTAGCTCTTCCTCGTTTAGATCCTCAATGTCAAATCCTCCATCATCTGAAGGAACGTCTGACTCATCATCACTTTCTTCTTCCTCATCCTCATCAACTTCGGGGACTTCGACTTCTTCTTCGTCGTCCTCTTCGTCTTCGGTTTCGGGAGTTTCTGGCTCTGGTTCGTCTGTTGCACCAGTTGCTTTGTCAATTCGATCTTGTAAAAGATCTTGTCGGCGCTGCTCTGGTGTTTTAGTCTCCTGAATTGCTTCTTCGGAATCAGGGATATCCGCTTCTAGTGTATCTGTCATATCTACCTATTGTTAATCAGCCAAGGCGGAGGCTGTTAGTGAAATTATATCATAAGTCCTCCCAGCACTAATCTTTGCGGGAGTATTTTTTAAAATTAAATTCTTCCATTAAATCTGCTGTAAGGAATTGTGCAATTGTTTGGCACTTGTCTCCCAAATATTTATCGGGGGAATACCAAGGTTGCGATAGCATTTGATCACGCCGATCCTCTAGGTACTCATAGAGGCAGCGACCAATCTCTGGATTATCGTTAAGATGTTTCTTAAATTCAGTAAAATTCACGATTATGCGTTTGATTCTAGGTTTTGGGTTTCCATATTGCCAACACTTGCTGCTTCAGTTCCGTAGATACCAAACTCAGTGCCGTTCTTTTTCTGTGCAATTGCCATCTCAAGCTGCTTCTTGTATTGTCCAAGTAGGAACATAAACTGAGGGTTGGTGAACAAGATAGATTCAACTTGACCAGATTGTTGGATTTGCTGTTGCTCGCCTTCATACTCACCAACAACTTGCATACGTAGTTCAGCAGCATTAGCGGCAGGTGCGCGAGCAATGCCAGCAGACATCTGAGCAATATCGGAGAGTGTTTCGTTCTTGATCTTGTCAGTGCCAACTTCGGCAGGTAACAAGATAGTCTCAGCAGCCATTGGGTCAGCCATCGAAAGCAGGAAGTCAACAACAGCCTCATTGTTTACACGACCAGATGTATCTAGCTGTGCTGCTTGAATAATGGTGCGTGACATCTTTTCCATCTTCTCTGGATCGTCATACATTGTATTAAAGCTTACAGTAACATCCATTTCTGTTTCGTCGGAATCCTTAACAAATTGAATTGGCTCTGGGCGACCAGTGATACGAAAAAACAATTCTTCTGGACCTTTGAGCTTATACATCTCGTATGTTAATTTCAACACATCTTGAGCAAAGCTTAGATGGCGATTGATAGAAGCAGTTTGCATTTGAATTGAAATAGGATCTCGTGGATCATGACCAATCAATCGATCCGCTTCAGATACAATTTCTTTTTCTAAATTAAATACAGCTCCAAAGTTCGTGTTACGTTGTAGATATGATGGTGCTTGACCAGTTCGGGTAGCATATACGCCACCAGGTCCTGGACGACCATGATCCCACGTTGGCGGCGCAAGCAGGGAAGGACTCACCTCGTAAGCTGAGTTGTCCATGTTTGCGTCTCGGAGAACCTTCTGGTTCTTCTGGCTTGCCTTCAGCAGCTCTGGAACTGTTGGGGCGCTGTATAGTGTACGTGCGTCGTAGCTACGTGACTGCACAATGAAAGGTAATTGGCGCAAACCACTGAGCAGTGTGCGCTTGGCAAATGGAGGGACTTGCCCATCGCTATCACCAAACTCGGGACTCCAGACTGTTAGGTAAATACCTTCAGCTAGATCGTCTCGGTCAATTAAACGTTCAAACGTAAAGACAACATCAATCAAGTCGCGGTCTTCATCTAAGGAAGTCGGCTGTCGAGGATTTGGTATTGTGCTGCTTGTACGGAATGCGTTAAGTGTACCACGCTCATTCTCTACTGCCCAATCCGCCCAGTCTTTGTCCCATTCCTCGGCGCTTACACGACTTAGAATTTCTTGGGATGTCATTGGTTTACGGATGTGGCAACGAACTGCGTCTTTAAAGTTTGTTGTATAAGATGGTGCAAAGAACTCTTCATCTGGAGCAAGTACTTGTAAAACTGGTTCGCCTTGATCTTCGATTGTTACTGGTATTTTTGCTGTACCGTATTTGCGTAGTTCCTTTAAAGCTTTACGGACTCGCTTTTTATTTATCTCCCAACCTGGAATTGAATTAAATACTTCTAGTGCCTCATCTACACGATCTTCGTCGGCAAGGATCTCAATGTAATCTGCCGCTTGCTCTGGGAAACTTTTTTGAATTTCTTCTAGGTCGAAGATTTTTTCGTAAGAACGTTTAGTTGGAGACCTATAGTCGCAGTATGCGACTCGCAAAGATTTTTCTTGTGCGTAGTTATCTGCCTTCTCCATTTGCTGCCAGAAGTCCTTGATACCAGCGTCACGGAGCCATCGCATAAATGCGGTAACCTCTGCGGAACGTGCTACATCTTGAATGTTTCGAGGATAAGCGCGAATTGAAGACTTGCGAAGTGCGTTCTCATTGATTGCTACTTGAGAAGCAATATGATATTCAGCCAAGTGAACCTCTGTGTCGCTGGAGTTTTGGAATGGGAATGCGGTTTCACCAGACTTCTTTAAGTCACTGGTTTTGCCTTCCCATTGGCAATGGCGAATATCAGCAGAATCACTGCAACGTTTAATGAAGTCAGCAAGACTGTCAACGTCCTCGTCAAAAGTTTGTTTAAACTGATCATAGTCAAACTCGTCAAAATAAACTTCTGCCTCGTCGCTGTCTTGATTTCTATTTATAGCCATTGCCGTCATTGTATCATATTACCTCCCAGTCTTGTTTCTTGCTTCACTAAGTATTCTTACTATTGTCTCATCTCCATATCCAAGAGAATCCTCAAGGTCTTCGTCACTGATTTCTTGATTATTATTTCGCCTATCAATTTCTATCCAATATGCTGCGTTATTAGTTAGAAATGATTTATCGAACTGGATATCTGTAGAATGTTTGTCCATCTAATTCTCCTTTGTTTACTTTCAATCGCTTGCCATTTTGATTAACAATATCTTTATGGCGTTTTGGTACTGAAACTACAACCTTCTTTTTAGTTTCAAGGTCTTCAGCAAATATAAATCTGGGGTTTCCAGTCTGTTGATGTAGCACTCTAACAGTAACAACTGCTGGTGATGCTGTTTCAATAACATCAATTTCCCCTTTGATTTGATTCATAATCTTTAGTACACCACTAGGAAGGATGTATTTGCCATCCATGTCTTCTTCCGTACATACTGCTGCACGAAGCTTTCCAACTCGCATTGCAGTATATGTTCCGCCCAATTGCTCTGCTATAGACTTGCAGGTTTCGTTTTCTGTTTCTGTCATAATATGTGAGTTTATGTGAGTTTTTGTAAGTTTATGTCTTTTTTAGATTGTTGCCGTTCCCTTTTGTTCTGGTCGCGTTTGCGCCACTTCAGATGTTTCCACCATTCGACTTTTTGTACTATCCATGACCTTCCCATATTAGTATCCTCCCGAACTGACCAAGCATTTAAGCTTGCCATCAGAGTAATGCTCTGGTCCATGTCCGAAGTTTGCGGTTCTTAAGTAGCGAAGGCAGTCAATGAAGTCCTTCAGTGCTTCGTCTTTCTTTTTTTGTGCGCCATAATTTACAATGGCATAGATTAGATTGCCACAGTCTTCATGGATAAATACTCTTGGTTTGTTAGCTGCGTCGATTGGCAGGTTTACGTTGTAGTAGAACCAGTCATCAATAGCTGTGAGTCCCTGCTCCTCCTGTGAACCCATAGACGGCACATAGTGAAAGTCGTGGGCAGAAAACTGGTCAAATAGGTCAGTATTGTCTGCATTCTCATTGGCAAAGAAGCGAGAGTCACCAATGCGCTCAAAGGGATGGATACCAAGCTCCTCTTCAATGTCGGAAAAAAGCTCACAATATCCGACAACATCGTATCCTAGTTTCTTAGATGCTGGTCCAAACTTCCAATGTGGGTCACCAAACTCAGCCCAGGGTCCATAGGTCTTACGATCTGGCCACTCCCTACGGATGTAAATCTCCGTATCTGATCCTACGCCTGTTACACCTGCCCATAGGCTTGTGTAGTTACGAGCGCCAGCAGGGTCAACTACTTGGTAGCACGTGTACTCCTTCTTGTCCGACAGGTCTGGAAACTCATCATCTGAAAGCACATGGACATTCTGGCTAAATAGAGGGAACAGAGATGTCATACTCTTGACTGGAACACCATACGCACGAGTAAGGATCTCGTCTCTAGTACTGTGCTTCAGTTCCTTAGCAATACGCTCATATCCGCCGAACGGATTAAACTCAGAGTGGAAGTATACAATACCTGCGTCCTTCTCTGGGCTATATTGCGTCACTGGAACCTCTTCGTCATCTAGCAATGGTGCTTTGCGTGTCTTCCTTGTCTCTGCTCCCTTTAAAAACTCAGCTACGAATGGCGTGTAGCCGTCAATGGGCGTAAACGTCAGCATCATCTTAGCATCCCGTGTAGCTAAACGGAAGCGCATAGTGCGGATTAGGTCACCATCCTCAAGATACTCGTCTGGCCACAGACCAATGTTGTGCCACTCTGGTGTCTTAGAACCTAGCTCAAGACCCTCAAACTTACTCCTGTTAGCAATGAACTGGCTGTATGTATGGAACAGCACCTGTGATCCATTAGGTAGGATGAATGACTGCCCTGTAAAGCCGTTCTTTACTGTGTAGTTCAAATACTCCAGCACACCTTTAGTCTTTACCTTAAACTCTGGCGGTAGATACCTGTAGACCGCCGCCTGTTGCGTTCTAATGGACGCATCAGCGTCCTGTGCAAAGCATACGATGATAGACTTTGGATTCTTCAAAGCAGCCTTCACGACGCTCCTAGCTCCATACTCTGTCTTTGAGCTACGATTGCCGCCGAATATCATCAGCGTATCATAGTTATTCAGCATCTCGTCTGCATATTCCCAACCTTCAAGGGATACACCGAAATTAAGAGGATCAACGTCAGCATTAGCCACAGCATCCTCATGCATCCTATGCATCTCTACAAGAGTCTTCAGTCCTTCTTGCTTAGAAGAACCATCCTCATTGAAGCACAGCTTCTTGATCTCTTCGGGGGTCGGACCCTTGAGAATTGGATGCGTAGTAAATTTCATGCTAGTCTACAATCTCTACCTCCTGTATGCCCTCTAGCATTTTACGGGCGTATTCTTCTGCCTCGTCTAGTGTGGTCTTATGCTCGACTACGTGTCGCTGAATGTTGTTGCCCGTCAACTTACTGTGAATGTCGTTGAACGCCTGTAAGCTCTTACCCTGCTTGAATAGCTCATTGCCGTCAATCTCAATTTCCCCACTCTCAACCCTATCCGTGTACTTGTTTTGCGCTTTTCGGTACGTATCAAGCCCTTGGAACAGCACAGAGGATATCTCAGATGCCCATGCATTACGTATCTCAGAGGACTCTGGGTCTGCTAACAGCTCTGTCTGTACGTCGTAGTAGAAGTTGCGGGTAATCTTGTTGTTACGCAAGAACTCACTCACCCCATTTGGCTTCTGAATGATGTGCTGTGCCACCAGCGCCCACTTCTTAGGCTCACGGACACACCAAGCCTTGTTTTGCCCAGTAGCTTCCTGTGCGTCTCTTAGCTTCTTAGTGATGAAGTCTTTAGTATCTAGTCGTAATTCTTCACTCATCGTCGTCATCCTCCTCTGACTCGTTCCAAGCTATGGCTTCATCCATTATCATCTCCTGTGCCATATCTATTAAGCTATCTGCAAACAACATCTTACCCACACGCCAGTTGCTGTAATCATACCGCAAGTCCCCATCCTCGTCCAATATGGCAAAGGCATAGTTCATGGAATGCTCCGCCATGAAAGCCTTTAGCTTATCGACTGGATCGTCATCCTCCTCCATTACTTACTACCCCCGTAGATTGTCCGTGAACGAATGCCCGTAGGCAATTCACTAGCAGGAACCTCACGCTTGTCCGAAGCTACACGTGTGTCCTTCTTAATACCATCAAAATTGCTACGATACTTAGCAGCATCCCTGTTTAATGTTCTTGGCTCTGATCCCTTAGTTGACATGACTACATCATAACATACCTGTCAACCCCCCAATATAACACCCCCCTAAAAAATAGTTGAAAATAGTTTATCCCCTACACACCAACACCTTACGTAATATCACCCCTAAAAACACCCAAAAAAAGGCTTGACAAGCTTGACACGTATGTTATAATCGAACCATAGGTGAGTCTGGGGGTCTTAGGAGCGAAGCGACGTTGGCAAGACCCTATCACTCCGCAGCTTTGATATGTTGGAAATCTCATTTCTATTTTTTGTAGGGCTTTATATGTATTATAAGGCGAGAGCGCGGCGCAAATCGCTGATCCCCTCCACCCCTCCGATGAGGCGCGCGCGCACACGCTATAGTCACTCGCGCATAACTAGTATTTGTTTGTGGCGTGGTGTGATCCATTACAGCGGGGCAATGGCGGGGCATTCCACCCGATGGGGTAGCCAGTTATGGGCATTGCTAGGGTAGCCAGTTATGAGGTTAGGCGGGGCTAGGTTAGCCAGTTATGGGGAATGGGGTAGCCAGTTTTGAGCCAGTAGCGGAAAGGGGTAGCCAGTTTTTTTAGCCTAATTCGAAAATGGCATTGACGGGGTAGCCAGTTTATGCTTTTCTACTGTCTCAAGGGTTAGGCAAGACGCTGAAACCCGTTGAAATAACCACACTGAAAAACAGACCAAATGAATAACGAAAAAATAGCACAAATCGCCTCAATCATGCAACAACGCCTCATCGGGATTGAGCTTGAAATCATTGTCCCCGCTCCCGAGTATAGAGAGTTTTTAACCGCCGCTCAAGCGGTTGTCGACTTGAGGGTTGAACGTTATAACCACACCCGCCGCACATGGTGGAAAACACAGGACGACGTCTCATTGCACGCCTCAAGCGCTTGGCGTGTGGTTGAAATCGTTTCCCCGCCGCTTATGCCGCTTGAGCTATTCACACAAGCCAAAGCGCTTTGTGAAGTGTTTGAGCGCTTTGGCGCTTCCGTCAATAAATCATGTGGTTTTCACGTTCACCACGATGCCGTGAAGTTTACGAAAAAGCGCCTTCAATACACGATGAATTTAGCTATCAAATCGGAAGCGGCGCTTGACTGTCTTGTCCCCGCTTCCCGCCGTGGTAACGCTAGCATTTATTGCAAATCAAATGTAGAGATTGCCAACACGTGGATAACGGAAGGCGGAAGGGTTCGCGGTGATCGTGAGCGGGGCGAAGAGCGCTTCCGCTATTACAAGTTGAACCTTGCCGCATACGTTCGCCATGAGACCATCGAATGGCGCCAGCATAGCGGCACAGTCGAGTTTGAAAAGATCGTGCTATGGGTCGCATTGACTCAAGCGCTCACTGTCAGAAGCCTTCTCAAAGTGCCTCAGAATTTGGAGTATAAAAACCCGATGCACAATGTTCTGATTCAAATCAAATGGGCAACGTGTGATCGTGACGGGGCATTGATCCCCGTCTCTGAAATTCACGCTGATTTGTGCAAGCGGGTAGTCGACCGCATGACGCACTTTGGATTTGCCGAGGAAGCCCCTAGACTAGCCCCGCACGTGGTCGAGGCGTGAAGTTGAGGGGGTAGCCCCTTTATCACTCAGCCGTCCTTCGGGGCGGCTTTTTTGTGCCTTGTGGGGTCGGGTCGCTGGGGGGTAGCCCCTTTTCCGCAAATCTATCCCGTGGCATCGGGAGGGGGGGGTAGCCCCTTTTGATATCGAGGGGGGTAGCCCCTTTTGGGGGGTGGATTGAGGTTTAGGGGTAGCCACTTTTGAGTGTCAGGGTTCAGGACTCAGGTTTAGGGGTAGCCACTTTTGGGAAATACGGGAAAGGGGGTAGCCACTTTTTGCCCATTTGTTCCTGGTAGTGCCTGGCTCCCTGGTAGTGGGGGGGGGGGTAGCCACTTTTTGCACGTAAAGGGGGGTCAAAAAAAAGAAAAGTTTGTGTTGCAATGCGTGGAGAGATGTGCATTTTATGGTCAATCGGCTGCACTACGTGGGCGAATAACAACGAGAAATAATACTATGAACCTAAATGATCAAATCGAAATGTTAGTTGAAGAATGCTGGAAAAGTATACGCGAAGAAGCCGCGAATGACGGCGAGTGCGCCGACTTTAGTAATCCATTTTACTCTGATAAATTAGCCTATGCGGCAAAGGAAAGACTGCATGACATTTTAATCCGCTACGTATCACACGTTTAAACCCACAACGAGAAATAATACTATGAAAAAAATACTAAACACCTACGACATTGCAAACGAACTACTAGCCGACGAAAATGCCGACTGGTCAAGAGCGGGGGCGTTTGCCTTGGCTGAGTATCTGGAGAACCTAGAAGAAGATACAGGCGAAGAGATGGAGCTAGATCGCGTGGCTATCCGCTGCGAGTTCAACGAATACAAGACAGCCTTGGAAGCTGCACTTGAATATCTAAGCATGGACGAGATCGTGCAAAGGCGCGATGCGATTGATAATCTGGAAGGGTCTGCGCTTGAATACCTGCACGAGAATACAATGGTATATGAGTTTGACGGCGGCGTGATTGTCGGCAACTTCTAAAAGTGCCTACCCCCTAACCTTGCCCCGCTGCGAAAGTAGCGGGGTTTTTGGGTGAACATTAACCACAACGAGAAATAATACTATGAAAAAACTACTAGAAATAGCAAAAAATCCGAGCGGCTTTGATTCGCTCGCTAACTACTCGGGGGATTTACCCGAACCACAATGGCACGTCGTGCTAACGCGCTCACGAGACGCAGATATCCTTACCGAGTGCAATTGGCACGTTGCCTTGGCTGATTTGGGGGGCGAGTCTGAGGGCGTGCAAATCTTCCTCTTTGGACATTGGGCGTGCGGATGGTGGGAAGCGTTGTGCGTGGCTGAGGGCGGCGAGCAATTCGCCAAGGGTCAAGAGCTGCACGACTCGCTTGAAGAATACCCGATTCTGGATGAGGATGCTTTCTCTGAAATGGAGTTTGACGAGGCTCAAAGGTCTTGGGCGGGTGACTACGGGGCAAAGGAAAGGATCGCCTACATAAGAGATTGTAGCGGTCTGGAGTTCTCTGGGCTGGGGGACTTGCTGCAATGCGTTCGTGGAGTATATCCCCCATACGATAACGACGGATTCCACGGGATCATAGGATACTAAAACCTACTACCCCCTTCGCTGAAAAGTGAGGGGGGTTTTTTTGTGCCTGCTCACATAAAGGGGGGTAGCCACTTTTTGTAATTAACAGGTCTCCGCCGAAGAATTAAAGGGGTAGCCACTTTTTACACGGAGAAAAAAATATAAAAGTAATTCTTGACAATAATCTGGCAATAGAGTAGTTTCTAAGAATCCAAGACGGATACCATAACAAAACGAAAGGAAAACAATGTGCTTAATTATACACAAACCCGAGGGGGAAACAATCCCCTCGGATATCATAGAGCGAGCGAAGTTCATTAACCCACATGGCTTCGGGATTACATACCTAGACAACGGCAAGACATGAAAGACAAGGGATTACAGCAAGGTTGCAAAGGCAATCAAAACTGATAGACCATTAGTTTGCCACTTCCGATTTGCAACAGTTGGAAGTATTGATCTAAACAACGTTCACCCGTTTAGGGTTGGGGACTCCGATTTGATTTACTCAAACGGGACTGTTGACGGCTTCGGAACTAAGACTAAATCGGACATCGCTCACATTGCCAGCGAGATCCTACCGCGCCTAAATAGGGCTGACTGGACTCCATTCCTAGAGCTTACCGAAACGCGCTTCTGCTTAATCGACGAGAATACTCGCAAGGTTGAGCGTGTCGGGGAGTGGTTCACGCAGGGCGGGGTTCACTACTCAAAGGCGAATTGCTTCACCCCTAAAGCTAGGGTCGCGGTTTACGGGACGCTCAAGAGCGGATATGGGAACAGCGGATTGCTTGACGGGCAAGAGTTCGTCGGGCAAGGTGAGACTGAAAGTGCCTACCCCCTTGAGGTGGAGGGACTACCTTATCTGCACGACATGATGGGAGAGGGTTCGCAGGTAACTGTTGAGGTCTACGACGTTTCGGATGAGTGCTTGGCTAGGCTTGACCAACTGGAGGGACACCCTACGTTCTACAAGCGGCGTATGACATCTATATCGATGGACGACTGGAGTAAAACGCAAGCTTGGGTTTACTTCATTCAAGATCGTGCGCTAAGTTCTTGGGCTGACTTGACTTCATGCTACGGGGTCGAGGAAAACCCTTGGTAACGGCGAGGTTCTTGGGAAGGGGGGGTAGTCACTTTTTGACTGCTCCCCCTTTTTTGTGCGCACGTTAGGGGGTAGCCACTTTTTTGTTATGTTTTTTTAAAAAAAGATATTGCAATAAGTGCAAATGTGTGAAATCTTACAGGCTATGGACTACAAAGATAAAATAAAAGAATACAAGGAATACCGCCGTGGCTATGAGAAACGCTGCGTTACAATGCTCAAAGCTTTTGGCGACATTGATCCGCCAACTGAAGAGCAATGGCAAGAACTGGCAAGGGTTGCTACTGAAGAGTTTAGTCTGCACCCGACTGAACTGGATATGCAAGTCACCCTACTGCACGCAATGAATAACGCATACAAAGGATAATAAAAATGAGAGCTATAAAAATAAATACCGAGGAACAAACTGTAACCGAGATTGATTTGCCAGAGCAAGGCGAAGGCATTGATATCTCTGCATTGGCAAAAGAGATTGACTGCACATACTTCGAGTGCGTGCGGGTCGGGGACGACGACATTTACATTGACGACATTGGTCGCTATAAGACGGGCGATGTGGGGGCTTTCAAGATTGAGGGATACCCCGACATTCTTATCGGCAACGCAGTCGTAATCAGCCACGACTTGAGCGGGGAAAGTGCCGAGCCGAAGTCAAGTGTCGAAGAGATTCGGGACATCGTTGAGTTCTTACAACTATCAATATACTAACATGAAACTACACATATATAAAAACACGCCGTTCGGATTAGAGCGGGTAAACGACAACCCATTGACTATTGAGGAAGCCAAAGCAGTCATTAGGGCTAACCCTACGCTTACCAAGTGGCGGAAATTTTCTTTGCTCGGCTCGCCTAGCAACCTATCACGCAGGCCCTG